TAATGATAAGTAACTTCTGCTTTTTTTTTATTACTACATAATTAATGATAAGCAATGGCAGACGGGCAATTTGTACCTCTTAAAACGGCTCTATACGTCTCTCAGAGCTATTTAAATTAATATTTTTTCTTGTATCTTTTCTTCTTGCCAGTTTTAGTAATTGGCATATTAATATCCTCTAGTTATTTTTTTAATTTTATTTCTTAATTTGATTTGTTTGTTTAATTGTTGTTGTTTTTTTAATTTTTGAACTGTATTACCATGGTAAGTAGCTCTTCTAGCACCATCAAAATGTCTCTCTGCTTGGTCTATTAACATACCAGGGCCAGGTCCTTTAAGCCATTGAGCATTAGGATTATTTTTAACCCACATTCTAAATTCTGGACTTAGAAATGCTTCTGGTATTTCATTGTTTATCATTCGCTCTCTAGCTTTATCTCTCATAGCTGTATGAGATTTAATACGAGCTTTCATTTCACGCTCACCTAAACCATGAACGCTCCAGTCTTTCTTAGGGTCTATAGCAGACATTAGACAATACGCTTTTTCTTTTTTCTTTGAGCCATATAATTTGCATATCCACCAGAAGTATGTCTGCTTAATGTATCCCATCTACCTGCATATTCTTGAGCTATACCTTTACGAACATAGTTATCATATTCTCTATCTGATATAGGGCGAGCTTTTGACCTTCTTTTATAATCATCACTTGTCATACGCTGTCCTAATTTAAACCACATTGTTTGTTCAGCTTTAGACATACCAGTTAAATCACCTTCACCTTTACCACTCATAATTTCTTTATGCTTATTTAACCTTGCAACCTCATTTTGAGATTGTTTTATTTGTTGAGCTACTAATTCCCAACCATTTTTTTTCTTTTTGGCCATTAGCTACTCTTTGTAATTTGTTTCTTTGCATATGTTTTTATTACTGCCAATGCAGCACCACCACCAGCTAATGCAGCTAACTGTAATGTTTCAGCTTCTACACCAACCAACGGAGCAACTGTTAAGGCACCAATAAATGCTTCAATGAATGTCCAAGCTGTACGCTCCAACATATCTTTGAGGTCTTCACTCATTTTATAACTCCATGCTTCATTCCAAGGGGTCCACGCCACATCCTTTTTGAATGTCCCATCAGAGTTTCTTTTTCTCTTATATCTATTTAACATTATACACTATCCTTTTCCAATTATCATCTTAATACCTTTTTTAAGTTCTGTTAAGAATTTTTTACTAGCATCACCTTTAAGATTTTTATCAGCATATAATTTTGCATCATGTGAAATTTGTTGCTGAGCTAATTGAGTTAATTTTTTAGTATTAAATGAACCATCTTTTTTATAATAATTATCTGATATATTTTGACCTGACATTTGAGACGAGACTGTATTTAAATATTTATTAACTGCCTCTGGTCCAGCAGCTTTTAATAAAGTTTTAGCTGTAGTCTTACTACTATATTTTGGTTGAACTCCTTTAGGTAAAGAACTACGATAAGCTTTCCATGCTATATTTTGCTCATAACTTTTTCTAAGAGTAGTGTAATCTTCTTGCTTAAACAGATGAGTAAACTGTTTCTTGCTATCTAAAATACCTGTTGCTTGATATTTAAATGTTTTCTTTGGAGCACGTTGAGCTTCTGATTCAAATATATATTTTTTATCTTTAGGTGCAATACTCTTTAATTGGTCGTAAGTTAATGCTTTTGATATATTTCTAGCATCACCACCAGAGTTTCTAAAACGTGTTAAGTTTGATGGTGCAACTTTATTTCCAGCTTTATCTACTACTATTTCACCTTGCTTATTCTTTTTCCATAAATCATGGTCTTCAATAAACTTAGTTACACTACTTCCACTAACAGAACCATATTTACTTTCTACTATGACAGTTGATGGTTTAGTTGTTTTTAAATATTCTGCAGTTTCTTTTTGTGTAGTAGCCATTAATGATTCTTCCACACCTTTTTTAACATTTCTAACTTCTATAGCTTCACCATAAAGAATATCAAATACTTTTT